CTTTCATAAACTCACCCCACGCATTAGCCCATGATAAATAGGTTAGCTTGCCTTTCTTGTCTGTAAACTCATTTACGTTTAATTTTAATAATGTTTCCTGTTCTGTCATAATCTCCACCTTTATAAATTATACTTTTCCATCTGTCTATCAATATCGTATTGTTCTAAAGCTTCCTGGTACTCTAAATCTGTCATGCCGTCTGGTATTTCTTGTTCTTCATCTGGATCTATTTGACTATCTCTCATACTCTCTCCTTAACTTAATATAAATTACTCTGTTTGTATTAATGTTTCCCACGCTTCTACTCTTGCTTGTAACTCTTCATTCAAAAATGCAGATAAATATTTAACAAAAGATAACATTGTAAATACATTGTTAGCACATATTGCCCACAACTCAACCCATGCCGAAGCACCTAGAATTGCAATCACAATATCTTTTTCTATTGCTTCCAGTTCGCCAATTCCTTCTTCATCTTCTAAACACTTTTGGCTTACTGTCTGCAGGTTGTTAAAACATTTGATCAATCTTTTAATCTGTTCCTTGTTACTAACATTAGTAGTAAATGTTTTAACAACCTCTCCCAATTCCTTTTTATATGTCATTCTTCTCTCCTATACTTTCAATCTTTAATGATTAAAAGCTTTAACTTAATATAAATATAACATCGCAATATAGTTTAATCAAGTAAAACTTATTACATTCTTTTATATTGACTTATATTGTTTTATATAGTACCTTGTTTATATGGATAAAGAATTAATGACAGTAAAAGACGTAATGGCTGAATATTCTATAGGAATTGCTACAGTCTACAATTGGTTTAGCAGAGGTTTACCAAAGGTTAAAATTGGTAGAATGACAAGAATTAAAAGAAGTGAATTGATTAAATTCATAGAGGATGGTAAAGCATGACAATTAAAGAATTAGCAAGTTTTACAGCAAGGACAGAAAGAACTGTTAGAAGATGGATTAACAAGGCTGAATTATCATCGGACACTTTGTCTGCAAAAATGTCCGATGCTATGAAAACGAATAAACCAAGTGATTACACCTTAGAAGAAACAGAACAAATATTAAGATGCAGTAGTTTACCTAAAATAGTTGTAGATGAACTAATGATAAATGCTAGTAATAAAGCAACGGTTTTATCCACGAATAATAATGATAACATGAATATGATGATGTCGTTTATGGTTAAAATGCAAGAACAACAACAAGAGTTTATGAAAACAGTGTTAACAGAAATAAGACAACCTATGATGAATAGCCCAGCTCAATTAGCACTCCCAGAAGCTCCAACACTTGAACCAAGAGAATATTTAAATCAACTTGTTAGAAAACACGCTAAAATAAATAATCTTAAACATTGGGATTCATGGAACGAATTATATGAACAAATATTATATAGATGCAAAACTAATATAAGAGTTAAAGCTGATAATGAAGGGATCTCTAAAATATCTTATTTAGAAAGAGAAAATATGTTGTTAGTATCTTGTAGTATTATGAAGGAATTAATAGGGTAATATATAGGTATAGTGACATAATAGATTATTTAATGGAGGATGTATGAACACATGGGTATCAATAAGCAAGGTTTTAGATGTTATTAACAAAGTAAAAACAAGGGAATGGATGTGGATTAAAAACAGCAAATGTAAATACGTTAATCTTAGAATAGACATGAGAGATGGGCACTGCTTAATATTTGACAGTGATAATAATCATATAGAATTAAAAGATTTAGAGTTTCAAATGGTGTGTAAAAACATTTAAGTGATAGAAAAAATAGGAGTAATTGGAATGGCAACAACAAGCAGAACATCTCTTCCAAAACCAATTAAATTAAAAGTATGCAGTGTAAATGAAGAGTATGAAATAGATGATACTGAAGAGTTATTAAAAGAAGCTTATGAAGAGTATATTAATCTATATGACAATAGCGACTATAAACCAGAGATGGCAGCAACAGCAAAAAAATGGCTAAAGGAGAACACATGATTGATTTACTAGAGTTACAGAAGAAAACATATGATAACGCTCTACGGTTAGGATATACAGTATATAAAGAAGCTACTGTATATAAAATAAGGCAAGAGTTAAAAGAGTTTATTAGGGCTAAACCATCCCCTGATGTTACAGAGATTAAAGCAATATCTAATATTAAAGATCCTGCTGAGTTTGTTAAAGCTTATGAGCTACATTTAAAAGATCGTGAAGGATGTGAGATATCAGATATAATAAAAGTCTTACTTTCTTACAGTGAATATGTGGATACTGATAGTGAGATGAATCTAGTGTTAAAAAATAGGTATAACGATTATAGAGTTAAAAAGTAATATATCCTGCTAGTTTATCTATAATAAATATAGCAATAATAACCCACATCTCAAGATTAAACTTTTTATTATCAGATTTTGTTTTGTGGGTATCTATATGATTATCTAATTTCTGTTCTATTATTGGTATTTTGCTAACTAAATTAGCGTGGCTTTCAATATCTTTATGGATAGGCGTTAATATTGCTTCTAGTAATTCTTTTTGAGCTTTAAATCCTTCGTTTATTAATTCTTTAAACTCTTTCTTTTCTTCTGCTGTCATTGCCACGCCTTGCCCCTGCTTTGATGTATGATTAATTTTAAACCATAAATATAAATATTACAAGTTACATAAATAAATAATAGTGCCCAGGCAGCTACCCGATAAGACTCCTATAAGAAAAGTTTTAATACTATCAATCCAGTTTTTGCTTTCTGATTGATTTAATAATATCGCTTGCTGTTCTATTATCTGTTCTGATATCGCTGTTAAGTCCTGTAATTTCAATATTTTCAGATTCGAGTTTGTCAATAATATCGACTGTTTGTCTATTGATATCTTTTGATTGTTGATTGTTGTCTCTAAGTTCGTCAATTGGGTTTCCGATATCTGATATGTTTCTTCTGAAAAAGATAATAAGCCCGATAATAACAACACCCATAATAATAATAATCTCTTTAACATACATTTATTTTTCCTTTAGATTAAACTTTTTAAGCCCCAATAATCCCAATATTAAAGCAGTGTTTGAAGGTGCTAGGATTGTTATGAGTGTAGGGTCTTTCCATATTGCAAACCCTTGTAGTATAAAGTTAAGAAAGAACCCTGTCACTCCTAATGTCTTTTTTGTGGATTCATACCACCTTTGTTTCTCAATCATAATAGTTTAAATATCCTTTTTGAATGTAGTTTGTAACCTTTTGAAATACCCATTGGGTTAAATGCAATGTGACCCTTACCATCACCTACCACAAAATGCTTAGAACCATTGCAGTTTCTTAGACATAATATTTCTATCTCATTTTTAGCACAGTTCCTTTGGGGTGGTTCGTGCGTATTCGTGTACCTGACGTTTAATCCTAGATGTTTGAATATTCCTTCCGCTGAGTCTATAAATGCCGTGTACGTGCTGTTATTAGTGATATAGCCCAATGTTACGCAAGACATAAAGTATTTATCTATTAAGTCCGGAGACATTTGTAACCCAGTATATTTATTAATTAAAAATAATATACTCATAAAGTAACATCCGTGGGAATTAATCTCTTTTCGTAATCTGCTGTCTGTTTGTAATATCATTTATACCCCTATTTAGTTTGTTTTGTCAGTTTAGTGCTATTTTATACAAAGGCAATTTCATGCTCTACCCCTGCCCCGTCTTGAAAATATAATTTATTATCTGTTTTAGTGTAAACTTTCCCTTGGTTTGCTACTGCTGTTGGTGTTGTTATTTCTGTTAGTCCTAGGGAACCTGTTATAGTTGTAGGTTTTAATAGGCTGATCAATGTACTGGAGAATGTTGCACTTGGCATATTGACGTTACCTTTAAGATAAGTCTCTGCTGTATCATCGTTCCCAAATGTTGCAGTGTTGTTACTTGTTGCAGAGGGTGCTTGGGAATTATACCCGATTGCTATGTTGTTGCTTCCTGTTGTGTTGGCGAATAATGCATTAACCCCATTTGCTGTGTTTTGGATTCCTGTTGTGTTGGAGTATAATGCTTGAACTCCGTAAGCTGTGTTGTTGGCTCCTGTTTCGTTGTAGAGTAAAGCATTAACTCCGTAAGCTGTGTTGTTGCTTCCTTCTGTGTTTGAGTATAAAGCTCTGTAACCATTTGCTGTGTTGTTATATCCTGTTGTGTTGTAGAGTAAAGCATTAACTCCGTAAGCTGTGTTGCTGTTTCCTGTTGTGTTGGAGTATAAAGCATTAACCCCATTAGCTGTGTTGTTGCTTCCTGTTGTGTTGGAGTATAAAGCTTGATAACCATTAGCTGTGTTTCTGTTTCCTGTTGTGTTGGAGGATAAAGCTAGATAACCATTAGCTGTGTTTGTTGAAATGTTACCACCACCTCGACCTACGGTTAGACTATTTATCAAAGAATCTTCTGATACTGTTAAAGCTCCTGTTATAGTAGTAGGCTTTTTTAGGCTGATTGCTGTGCCTGAGAATTGCGCTACTCCCTCATTATCATTACGGATATATACAGACCCTGCTCCATTAGAGTTTAGTATTGTGTCTAATAAATCAATTCGCATTGCAAAAGTATCTGCTCCAAATTTGTCGTAATGAGAGATGTAACCTCTGTCAAGTATCATCCCTGATACTCCCCCTCCCATTTTAATTTTACCAATTCTTGCACTAATATCAGCATCTGCGCCAACAGATAATAATTCGCCTGTTGTTCCAGCTATTGTTTGTGCTTCCGTAAATACATTAGCTTGATTTAAGTATGCAAAATCTCCATTGGTTAACGCTGTATCAAATTCTGCCTTTGTACCTGTAAAATCTGCTATAGATGTTTGATCGCCTGTATTTGTTCCTGAGAGGTTCAAGGCTGCTATGTTTGCACTAAAAGTCTTAGCTCCTGCAATAGTTTGTATTTGGTCGTCAATATGTCCGTATGTTTCCCCTGCTCCTGCAAGTTTTACACCGTCAAGATTATCATGTGTTATTATTTCAGATTGATCTATAATATTATCAAGTGGGACATTCCCTAAATTAACGCCTTTTATCTGTATCTGATATATTAAAGCGACTGGATAAGGGCTTGGAGTTCCTGAAAATGCATATGCACCAGCAACGTCAAGAGTACTAGTGATAGCAACACCACCAGCCGTAATAGCCACTTTGTTAATAGGCTTATTATTACTATCAACTTGGACAATGAGGCAATCCCCCGCACTTTCATACTGATCCAGAATAATGGTGCTATCCGTTGGTTTTGTAATAGTTCCCGTTGTTCCTGATCCAATGAGTTCAAAGATTTCGATTTCATAAACTATATCCTCCAATACTGTTATTCTTGCTCTTGCTTCTGTGTCTATTCCTGCAGATGATCCACCGCCAAATTCTTCAACGTAACTCATAAAACCTCCAGTAATCCATTAATATTAGGCGATCCATTAGTACAATAAATATATAAATCAGATGATTCTTTAGGTACAAATTTACTATTAAACCAAGGAATTTCAATCCAAGGACTAGTCGATGGAATTCGTGGAGAATCTAAATTCTCAGGCAAAGAAGGAGCAGTATCACCTGTTGGAACTGGAACGCGATAGTATTTTTTATTACCTTCCATTATTGTTAGTCCGGTTGTTATTGTCGCTGTCGCTACTTTAACCATAGTGTTATGAGGTATTTCCATTATCATGTGTTCGCCACCCAATCAGGAGTATTAAATTGTTGATATCTACTAGATTTTACTGTAGACGATACCGTTATTGTTTTTTCTAAGTCTGCTATTTCTGCATTAAAGGCGTTATACATAGCTGCTATATTTTGATAATCTTCAGAGTCTGCACCCGAAGCAGTTTTTACAATTTGAAGTTCGACTAACAAGGTTTTTCTACATATTTTTAACCCCTGTAAAGTCACACTGTCTACGGTTGCACCTGTAACAGCAAGTAAAGAGTTTATTTTTGTATCTGATATTTTTAAATTTGTCTGTAATCCATCTACATAATAAGTTGTGCCGATAATATAAGCTGTCTGCGGAACTAGCGGATCTGGTAATACTGCCACTGCTTCAAAGAATAGAACACCGTAGGGGTCCATAATATTTAATCTTACATCTGTTAAGTTGCTCATTTATCCCCCAATAAAAAAGCCCCCCGAAGGAGGCATATAATCTATGGTAAAGTTATCTCAATGCAATAACCGTAACCTTCTCCTGCATCTCCATACTTAGCAGCAATAGCCGCTTTAGTAGTAGCATCAGAAGAACCAAAATGAAGGTCATCATAACGAGCACCAACGAAGAACCAGGCTCTCTCTTTCTGAGTGAAAGTAGTAGCTGCGCCGTCAGACTCTAATGATGTTAACCCTTTCTTTCTCAAAGAATATCTATGAGCCTTAGGAACCATCATGTAAGCTTTACCCTTAGTAACACCTGGGTAGGTAACTTTTTTCTTACCCATTTTTAAAGATACTGCTTTATATGGTACAATAGTTCCGATTTCTGTTAGGATCTCATCTCTATTTTTCACCTCAGCCTTTCTACCAATAACGCCGTTTAAAGCTCTGTTGATAGCTCTAGTGTTCTGACTGTTAGCAATAACCGCTAGATTAGAAGTGTCGATCTCGTCACCTGTTAAGGGATCTTTAAGACCTGCCATGAACTCGATAGCTGCATCAAATGTAAGATACATTTTCTCTTCATCAGTTTCACCAGTAGCATTAGCTGCAACTTTCATTGAAGCATCATAAGTGATAGTCACGATTCTGTTCATTGCTAAATCGTTAATTTTAGCAGCGTAACCCTTGGCAACAGCCTTTAAAACCTTTTGGATATAGCCAACATCCTGATTAAACAGAGTGTTTAAAAGAGTATCTCTCCAGCCTACGCCATTAAGTTCCATAAATACAGTTGTTTTATCTCCGCCGTCAAGCTCGATTAAATCAGCTGCATCACCTGTACCAGCAATAGTATCAAAGATTGCATCGATATCAATAAAATCTTTAAATCCTACAATATCACCAAAATTTTCATTTGATATAATGTTATCAACAAAGCCTGTTAAGTCAGGTTGTTGTAAAATTCTTCTTGCAAGCTCAATATAGATCGGCTCATACATAGCGTTTCTATCTTCGGGAAGTTGAGTTGCATTATATTTAATTAATGCAGATCTTAACTTCTCAGTGTTTGCAACTTCAGGAGCAGTACCATCCCAGGAATCAGAAGCCATCTCGACAACGATCTGGTTTTTGTACTCAACCTCTTTATTTTTAAGGATAGTTTCTGTGTTACCAGCAAACCCACCCATTTTAAGGGACGCGCCCTTTTCAGCGTTGTGCTTTAAAATAGCACTTTTATTAAAAATTATAGCCATTATTCAAGCCCTCCCTAGACTGTTGAAGCTACAGCGGCAACACTTGCGGCTTGTAGATCCTGCGCTCCACTTGTTACAGTGATAACGTTATTTGTTCCAGTATTTCCAGTAGCAATTGTAATTGTTACAACAGTATCAGAAGTCCTAACCAAAGATCCAGCAACTAAAGCAGCGGCATCGGTTCCAGCAAAAGTAAGGTCAGTTAATAAAACATCCGGTGCAAAAGTACCGCCTGTTAAAGTAACAGTGACAGTGTTATTTCCAGTTAACAGAGTAAGAGCAGAAGTCACAACAGCAGTTGCAGGAACTGAGCTCTCAACAACGTTATACATCTGAAATCTAATTAAATCATTTCCATCTTTTGGAGTTATAATAAAACCAACTTCTCTAAGGCCACCAGCAGCTATGCTTGTAAATTCTTTAGCTGTTTCGTCAAAATAAACCTTGTCACCTTGTGTACCAAAAACCGCCGAAGCGTTAATGTTACTTGTTAGGATCTCAAGTTTATCATCTACTGTTAAAGAGATAGAAGCACCACTCAAAGAGTCTAAATCTACCACACCACATATTTTACCATCAAGGACTGCGAAATCTCCTTGCAGTAAGTCTGCACCAGAACTATTTATATAGACCTTGTTTTCTGGAAAACTTGATCTAATAGCCTGACACATAACGGATTTGTAATTTGCAGGAATTGAACCCATCTTAAACCCTCCTAGGCTTTAACGTGTTTGATTCCACCAGTAGGTGTATCAGCATCGTTTTTATTTATTCTATTTAGTCCAGAGTTTTCATCTGCTAAATTCCCACAAACTGCAATGAAAGTAGCGTTAGCTTTAACAGCTTCAACGTTTTCCTTATTTGCAACTTTATCACCCAGTAAAAGTTCACCCTGGATTCTAACCATATTGTCAGTTCCATCGGCATTTTTCACATCACCAAAAGCAGTTAACAGTTCAGAATTTCTAACAGCTTCAGCATTTAATTTTACTGAGTCTGTAATCTCTGTTAATTTTTCCAGTGGTTTATCACCCAATACAGCAGATAAAGAGTTTAGAACTTTTAAATCAGCTATATCCTTTTCAGACTTAATAAGATCTGATTTGTTTAATACTTTCATAATTTCGACAACCGTAACATCGCCATTAACCATAAGAGCATTAAGTTTGATTAGGAGTTCTTCTTTAGTCACTTCTAAACCTTCCTCTATATTTTCATTTTCTTTATTATAAACAGTTTGATCCATGCTACCGTCACCATATCCGACAGCATCGTTTCTTTCTCCGCCAACAGATTCAAGCATTAAGAATTCCTGGGTATCTTCATTGTAAGCGTATTTTACTTTTGAAACTAATGATAAGTCTATACCATTTGCCTTGATTTCCTTTATAAATGATTCGTTTGATTCTGCATCGGTTGTGCTCGGTACATAAAATTTGAAATAAACATTATTGCCAACTATCATTGAACCGACTTGGAAAAAGTGAGATGGTTGTCTTTCGTTCCAAGATGTAGAATGTCCATATTTTGAACCAGGGAAAGCGTGCTCTTTATTTCTAGCTACAAAAGAGTTGAAAAATTCATCTCCGTAAATATCGCCATTTCCATCAATTGGAAACTGAATAGCTTGAGCGAAAAAATAAGGGTTTGCATCTCCAGCAGTTAAAATATTTAATTTATCTTGTCCGATTGTTGTTGGTATAGTCTCGATTGGAACTTCGGATATCGTTATTTCGGGATTTCTTTTATTGAATTTAAGGTGGACTGAAGCAGTACCACCCTTTTTATTTCTCTTTCCACTCATAAGGGTAGAATATAACGATTGTATTAATCTGTCAATACTATAAGGAATCCGACAAAGAATGAATCACTTTTCATATATCCCTCTCCGAATTCTTTTTGCTTTATATCCCCATATGCTCTTAGGAATACTGTTTTGACCCATAGCCTTCATAAAGCCTAAACACCTACTCCAGTTAAGATCTTTTTTATTACACTTTTTTGTCTGACGTTTATTCATGCTTACCATAAATTCTTGCTAATTTTACCATATTGATCCATTGGTCTGTGGGGTTGAATCTCTGAAATATTACACATCGGATATTTAACCTTTAAAACCCTTCTAGCGCTTCTTTCATGGATGGCCTTTAGCCTTCCAACTGCAACGTTTCCACTTACGGAAATAACTCTGTAATCAAATTCATATTTCATTTTTAAGTCCTTAAATATTTTCCATTATACCAATCATCAAGATAAGGAACTGATAAACCAGAGTTCCAGTCTTTAAGATCTTGCACGAATTCAGCCCGTGGTCTTAGTATCTGCTCAATAGTACATAAACAATTAGGATGCGGATAACCTGGGATATTTTCAGCTAAATAAGGAGATCCAGCTGCTAACTCTTCACATGTACAATCGTTAACAGTAAAAGAATTTTTTATCCAATTATAACTACCTGTACATCCTGGATTATCTTGACCTCTTAAAACACTAGCAGCTTGCAGAGACATATACTCTTCTGATCTAATTAATCTCAAAGCTCTCCAATCTACAGTTTGGGATATCCTGGAATAAAGCTTGCCGTTACCATGTTTAATTTTACCGTATGTTTTAGCCCTAGTAATGGCCTCTTTACCGCCCACGATATACTCAGATAAAGCCTTAGCAATTATAATATTATCTTTACCTTGGGCTAAGCCTAGGTTTATAATTCTGGTCATATCAGATTTGTATAATTGTGCTGATTCCCAAACTCTATCTGATAGTTTATACCCGTCCTGAAAGTTTCTAGTGATAGTAAGAGTCAAAACCTTTTCACGCACTACCGCATTAAGTGGTGCCATATTAAAACCTGTTATTCCTGCATCTACAGTGGCGCTATTAATCCATGCGTTTGTTATATCATCTTCTATACCAATTGACTTAGTTATACCGTCACCGATAGCTTTTTCAGTCTCAGGACGTAGCATTATAACACCCTTATCGAGTTGCTCGTTAATAGCCTTTTTAGATTCAATGGTTAATTCCGACAAGCCTAGACGTTCAGCCCTCAATACCTCTGCCTCTACTAGCTTACTCGCGTCAACATATGTCTTTAAGAGTTCAAGCCTGACTTCTTCGGTTATTGTGGGGTAATAGTTCCAGACTTGCCGGGTTAACTTTTCAAATTCTTTGTTAGTCATGTAAAACCCAATCCATTAAAGCCACCAACATAATTACTACTATGCAGATTGCTATTGCTTTTACGATAACCATTTTATACCACCAGTGTTTAATTTTGGTTTTACATGTTCTTGATACGTTACTTTTTTATATATTTTTATTATTATTGCATGAATCACGGTTATAACTATTGATATTAAAGATATAATTATCACAAATTTCATAATAACTCCTTTTAAATATTTGCAAGATGGGAATCGAACCCAACCCTGTAATTTCTTACTGATGCAGCCATTACACCACTTGCAACCAGTTAAAAATTCATAGGCTTTTTAACTCGCCTTTAATAATTACTTTTTAATAGCCTCTTTTTTTTCTAATAAATGAAGCGACTTTAACAAGACTCATGCCTTCAGCACTAAGTCTGTTAGCTTGCTTTCTAGCACAAGCACCCTGTAACCATTTATTTTGTTTCTTTCTTAACATTTAACCCTCCAAGGTTTAAAATAAAAACCCCACCGTTCTCAATACTCCGAAAGTGAGGGTTGATAATTTAACCTTAATATATAATCTATAATAAGTCAAGAGGGTTATTACCCATATCTTGTTCATAAGAAGAATTCTTTTTCTGGAGTAAGGTAATTGTTTTAATTAACTCAGTCTGAAAGTCCTCTTTTGCAACATTAGTAATCTTTGGATAATTGTCTAACCATAAATCATAAATCTGATCTATTGTGATTGCTCCAGCAGTCCAGACTTTGGATATACCATCGCAGAAGTTTTTGAATATTTCAGAGCGTGACACATCACTAACGGCATCTAATTGGTTCCAGACTATAGATAACTCTTCAGTAAATATTTGACCTTTCGACATATAGTCTAATCGGATCATGGAATTAATTAGCAATTCAAAATGGGCGGTAGCCTGTAATCGTTTCTCAGCCACCAGGTTAATAAGCGAAGTCATGGCCTCTTCTGCCGTATTAGCGTTACCAACCATCTTGAGACCCCAGAACAATTCAGGTACTCGACAACCTTGCACGATCTTTTTATAACTTATCCTCATAGCTGCAATGTTAGAATCTATTAAACCTTTAGCCGTTATGAATTCAGTTTTGTCTCCATCTGAACCATTTTGTCCAGATTGATTAATAACCATCTTAGCTTTTTCGGGTGAGGCGTTCTGCATCCAATCCGTTAAACTATCAAAGCCCTGTTTTATAGCCCAATCGTCTGGATTGCCATCAATGTATTGGACAATCTTAGTCCTAAAATCATTCAGTGCAATCGACATTGATAATGCCGTTCTGTGGTAATCCATTAGGTCAGGTAAAATATTGGTATAGTCTGAATGGCCTCTAAGTTCTCCACCGTCTGTCATGTTAGCAAATGCGATAGGAAAAATTCCTAATACGTTTCGTTTAACTGAACTTTTATATATCTGGTCATAAGTAGATATGATTTTAGTTTTAGTATAGATTATTTTTTCTTTAATAGTGACAGTGTTGCCCTGTTGGTTTAAGGCCTCAATGTTCCGGGTAACAGTAACAGAAGTTACCGCGTCAGTTTCAGGGTCTACTAAAACCTGGGAGACTGTATCATCTTCTATGAATTTTAATCTAACCTGGGATTCTTTGGAATCATACCAAGGCCACATCCAGACAGTACCCTCTCGGTGTGACTGTTTAAGAATTTTAACTAAGTCCGGATTATATGGCCTCATAAAATCAACAATATCTTCATCATCAGTCTGTGGAGATGGGAACCCACAAAAAGCTATTGGAGTATCGATTATGTTTTTAGCAAATACTCCAGCTAATTTGTAACCATTAAGGGTGTTAAAATACAGACCTCTAGTGGTTACCGAATCGGCTACTATCTTTTCGGTATAGTCTACTGTTTTATAATCCTGTGCATAACCTTTTGTTTTACTAGCTGATTGATCCTGTGAGGTTTGATTACCTCCAAATATTGCCGTCCATATACTCATTATGTGTTCCTCGCTCTTCTCTTTGCCCGTTCTTCGGCAGAAATTTCATAGGTTGATCCTACTGCTATTATATACGAACTGCTGAGATTGTCGACCCAATCATCGTGTTGCTTACCTAATCCGTTAAACTGGTCTATCTCATCAATCCAGTCATTATTAAAGTCACCCCTAACTACATGCACGTGTTTATCGGCTTCAAATATAGGTTCCAGTGGCGTACATCTCACCAGTTTATCACCCTTTCCGTGTATAGAGATTTTATTCCATGATATATCAGGCATGGCTTGCCGTAAATAGATATAGGCATCTTTAGAGTCTAGCGAGGTTTCAACGGCCTGTTTAACAAATGGACCATCTTTATTAGCCCACTTTTTTATTATAGCATCGCGTTTAACAGCGCCTTCGCGGCATCTTACGGCGTGTTTAATCCAAATATGCCAAACTGGATCTCCTGGAACTTTAACATAGGCAATTAGCGTTGAGGCTGTATAATCTGGATCATCGCCTGATCTTTCTTTGGCACTATGAGCAAGGTCCCAGACTCTATACCACTGTGATTTTATTCTTATAATTCTAGGATCATCAGGTTCAATCCATTCAATATTTTCAGTGTTGAGAACTTCTCCGCCTTTTATTCTAGGCTGGCAATCCATTAATGCACTTGCTGAATATTTACCCATTGTGGCATATTTCATTCTATACCATTGTTTACCGTATCTTTCTTCAAATAAGAATTCGTTAGGATATTCGCCTTCACCAGTATAATCTTTAGCTCTAGCAGGGAGAGATATTAAGTTGAATTGAGGGAAGTCATCATCTTTCTTCATTTCTTTTTTTATTCTTTGGTTCAAGTCGTCATTGTGCCAACTTGTTGCAATAACAAAAACTATATGAACAGGTGCAGCTCTCGATAAAAAGTCATCATTGAAAGCACTCCATGTTTTATCTCTTATTGTTTTTGATTCTGCATCGGCACGGCCTGAAGTATGATCGTCCAAAATCCCAAGTTCAAATCCGCGACCATTTAGCCCAGAATTTAAGCCTGAGCTTTTATTGTTTCCTGATGTTCCATCCTTGTGATATATTTTCCAACTATCTCTAGCAGAATTTTTTATATCCATATACGTTCCTGGATATAATTCCCTGTAACTCTCTGATTGAACTATAGTCCTGCCATCTTGGGAAAAGGTTGCTGATAAGTCAGCGGAATAAGATACTGACATTACTTCCGAGTTTTTAAATTCTCCCAAAAAGTGAGGGGGGAAATACCTAGATACAATTTCTGATTTTCCAGCCCTAGGGTGAATTTCAATAAGGTAATATGAGCTTATTCCTTTTCTAAAATTATCCATAGCTTTATCAATAGCTTCACATATTATTTTTGTATGAAACCCGACTTGAAAAGGCCTAGACTTTCCAAATCTCCATGCGTATTTCATAAATTCAAGGTGGCTTTTTCTTGCCTTTATCTTTTCTTTTTGTTTGAGTAGTTTTATTAGTTTTAATTTATCGGATTTGGTTTGTACCACTACTAGAGCTTTTCAGCCCAGACAGAGATAGCATTTTCTTTAAGACAATCAAACCCTTTCACTTTTAATTTAAATCTAAGATTATTCCATTTAGTATTCTGATCTGTAATAATAGATTGAAAAGATGATTCTAGTTTAACTTTCCTAACCTCTGCAAGCTCTTTTATTTCTCCAACAAAGGATCTAAAGACTACGATTATTTCACCGTTTAGGATGTCGTCATCTCCTGTTTTAAATGCTTCTTCTAATTGCTTGATATATTCTTTATTCTTTTTCATTTCCAAACCACCTTATTTGATTTATTGCGATTGTTCCACATCCTGACAACTTCTTCAGCAAAAAAAGCATCGGTTCCAACAATCAAGGTTGATCCATCAGGGAATTCTATATTGTCACCAACATTAGTCTTAATCTCTTCCACCTCAGCCTGTTCATACTCATCACTATCTACTATTTCAATATCTTCAATAAGTGGTGGGGCTGTGGGTTCAAGATCCACTTTAAAATCCAGGTCAATTGTTGGACCATCTACCAGACTAACCGTATCGAGATCTAATCCGTTAGAAAAAATCTGTAATTCCTCCAGATTAAACCTTCCAGATTGACTTGTTATTGTCAGCAGCTTAGCCCTTGCGTCGTCTTCGCTATTGGCTTCAATTTCAACAACTGGAACATCACCAAGATAATTAAGGTTATTGATTAGGATGTCAGTTCGTTGAGTTCCATCCATGACTTTATTACCCCAGACAATCCATGGAACCATAAGACCGTATTTTTTCAATGAGTTGGTTAATTTCTTACGATCTTTTTTACTCATAGATTTAATATCACCCTGGATAATTACCAGGTCCTTAATGTTTCTTGTTGTATTGCATTTACATGTTATTTTCATAATTTTTCTACCTCTTTGATCTGTTCCGGGAATCTCTCCATGGTCTCATATATTAAATCTTTTATTAGATCATCCATAGCTATATTATGCTTATTCATAAGTTTCAGCAAATGGAAAAAGGCATCGCCTAATTCTTTTCTTAATTTATCAGGCCGTCCAATACCACGTTCCATTTTAGAACACTCGACTTGTAGCTCTGCGAATTCTTCCATAGCGTGAATATACGAGAATGGAGATACTTTAACTATTTTCTTTAGATATTCCATTAATTATCCTCTGGCGCTTTGATATAGTTTTTTGACTTCAGTGGTGACATATTATCAAGCTGATAAAAATATTCGCATGTACTATTATTGTAACCCGTAAAGATAACACTTTTTAAAGATTCTTTATGCCTCAGTTTATCTCCGTTATGCCATGCAGGAAGCACCGAGCAGCAACTCGCAGGATATGGATGGTTAAATTTATCATAAAGCCATGATCCCTTTTTGTCATGGACTTTAAATATTGAGTATTCACCGTCTAATGGATCTGTATATTTTACATACTTATTCATTTAGAACTCCGCATGGGGTGTTGCCTAGAAACATATAGCAACGAGTAAACTTCTCAAAACTAACCCATCCGGTTGCAATATAAATATTTTGTCCATTGCATAGCGGATTTGCATTTATAGCTGTTATCATCCCTGATGACTGATAACCTCCGTCAATCTTTGCTTTTACTGTTTTCCCCACCAATAAACTTAAATCATCAGTCTCGTTATATGGTCGATAGGTTGGCTCTTTTATTTCTTCGTAAAAATTCCAGGTGCTCCCGTTTTCATCTATGGCTTTATTTTCGCTATCAATATGAATAATTTCCATCTTAACAGCATCTTCAGCACTGTCCCAAACCCACATCTCTACACTTTTCTTTAAATTTTCTATGCTCATAAATAATTCTCCTATACCCCATATTATAAAATAATTAACTATTAGTCAAGAGTTTTATTTGTTCATCCAGCTGCTCTTCGGTAAGCTGCTCATCAGGTGTAACTATCTTTTCGGGTGTTTTATCAAAAGCCCACTGCATCATGGATGCGGTGTTAGCCATCTTCCCTGTTTTATAGTCCTCAAGTAAAGCCCTAGCGAAAATCTGAACAGCAATAGGAACATCATCAGCTTCTACTATTGCTACCAGCTGGTGCTTATCGTTGTTGAACAATAGATTTTTAATTAAGTATGCCGCGTCGCTTTCTCTGATCCCCAGGTCGATAATAGTTTTTCTTATATTTTTAGATAATCGCCTACGCTTAACGATAATGTCATTGTTGCCCATTCCCTAATTATCGCTTAAATATGGAAAATCGGCAAGTATTAGAAGTGTAAAATGTTCTAAGTGGTGTTTGGAGGGGTTAGAAGCAGTTTGTATAACTGCCGTAATATTTAAAAGTACACTATATGAATAAATATGCAAATATATAGTATATTATTGCAATATTCATATAAGAAAGCGTTTAAAACTTAGTTTCTATGCATATATTATGAATAACGTAAACAAGAATGTAAATTCTGGGGGGAACGGGCTATATATAAGATAAAGAATTCAAGATCTAATACCAAAAATTTTATTATAGGAGGGTGTCACCGCCGAATTTACAATAAGGCTAACATTACTATTTAACTGTATATATTATATATACTTTTATATAGAATTTATATATATAAGGGGGCTTTTAGAGGGTTTTAGCTTTTGAAGATCTTAATTTTTTTGTAAAAAGTAGGGCAAGCCCTTGTAAAACGGTGTGCAGTAATTCTTGTTATCTTAATTATTTATATAAAATAACTAATTATTTATATAATTATATATTTACATTATTTAAATAAAAGTTTACTATTGTGTAATAAGGAGCTTGCAATGAAAAAGCAATATAGTATGAGTTTAGACTCGGGAGTGATGGAAAAATTCAAAGATGATTGTAGGATTAATGACCAGAAATATTCTACCAAGATACAACAGTTAATAAAAATGTATCTTTCTGGTCGGATTATTATGGATGGTGATGCTGCTCAATCTTTAGAGGAAACAAAGCAATCTATAGCAAAATTCAAGAAGATTGTTAATAACCTAGAGGTGGCTGTTAATGGATAATAAGATTAAGGAGAGTTTAAAATGACAATTAAGGAACTAGCAAATTTTACAGCTCGAACAGAGAGAACAGTCAGGAGATGGATTAATAAGGCTGAATTGTCATCGGACACTTTGACTGCTAAAATGTCCGATGCTATGAATACAAACAAACCAAGTGATTATACTCTTGATGAAACTGAACAGATATTGAGATGTAGCAGTTTACCTAAAATTGTTGTTGATGGTCTCATGCAAAATGCCAGACAGGAATCAACGGTTATCGCCACGAATAAGGCTGATAACCCTAGTATTATGATGGCTCAAATGTTTCAGATACTAATGGATCAACAACAGAAACAGCAAGAACAAAATCAAATGTTTATGACCACGGTTTTAAGTGAAATTAAAAACATATCTCAACCTCTACAAATTGAAGCACCGAAAGAGGATTATTTTTCATTAGTGGCTTATTGTTCGTTGAACCATATTAAAACGAACAGATCTGAATTGGCTATGCATGGACGGGAATTAAGAAAGATGGCTGTTAGTAAAGGTCTTGAATTAAAAAAGATTCCAGATGAAAGATGGGGTGAAGTTAATTCATATCCAGTTGAAATTTTAACAGAATACTTTGCAGTGTAAGGGATATTGAAATGAATAACATAGAATTAATTAACATCAATGAAATTAAGGTAAGCTCTATTAACCCCAGGAAAATAGACAAAAAAGGTATGGATAAACTCGTTAAATCTATCAAAGATTTTCCAGAGATGTTAAACTAAGATGTATTGTAATCGATGAAAACATTAGAAAGAACATTTAACCAGAACAAGATTAGAGTTGTAACTATTTCAAAAGAACCTTGGTTTGTAGTTGCAGATATTTGCAAAGTGTTGGGATTAAGAAAAAAAGATTTTGATGAAGGTCAAGTAAAAGCCCTGTTAGCTCTCGAAGCTATGGAAATGTTAAACCTACACTATAATCCAGTTGAAGGGTTTATGGAGTGCAAAGAGAGTCTTAAAAAGACATCTATAAAAGTTCTGGAAGTTAAAAATAAAGGGATATTGAAATGAATAAAGTAATACTAGGTGATTGGTTAGATAACGATATAGAAGACAAATCAATGGATGTAATTATGGCAGATCCTCCATACTATAATGTTAAAGGAGACTTTGATTTTATCTGGGCAACTTTTGAGGAATATTTAATCGATGTTGAAAAATGGGCTGTTGAGTGTAAGAGAGTTTTAAAAGATAATGGTTCATTGTTTTGGTGGGGTCATGCTAAGAAAATTGCTTATGCTCAAATTATATTTGATAAGTATTTTAATTTAGAAAATAGTTTAGTATGGAGAAAAACGGACTCTATGCAATATCAATATTATTCACCTAATTTGGCAAGGTCTTTTAATAATCATAATGAGAGATGTTTATTTTATAGTAATGAGATAGAACAAACAGGAAGAGAGTTTATAGAAAAAGAATATATTGCACCATTAAATCCATTTAGTATTTATTTAAAAGAAGAGTTTAAAAGAGCAAATATAACGAATAAAGAAATATCAAAACTATTCCCAAGTAAAACTGGAGGGCTTACAGGGTGCGTTTCTAATTGGTTAAATGGCGACAATGTAATCACAGAAGAACAATATTTAATAATAAGAGAACATCTTAATAATGAATATCTACGAAAAGAATATGAAGAGTTACGAAAAGAATATGAAGAGTTACGCCGACCATTTTACAATGCTTTAAAATTAGAAGATGTTATAACTCAGAGTCAACAATCAAATATTACAAAACTATATAAGCATGATACTCAAAAATCTATTAGTCTTATGAAAAACTTACTAGAAGTCGTAACCACAACGGGATCCCAAATCCTAATCCCATTCGGAGGATCAGGAACAGACGTTGAAGCCTGTATTGATCTAGGATTAAATTATACTTGCTTTGAAATTGATCCTAAACACTATGAAACCATTAAGGCAAGAGAAAAAGAATGTTTAAAACAACCATCACTATTCTAACACTCTTGACTAAAAAAGAATTAAACATTATATTTAAATCAAGTTAAGGAGAAATTATGATACTAGAACACTTAAGAGAATCAGCAAGACAGGCACACAGTGGCACATCATTTTCACCAGAGAAACGTGGTAATGATATGATTAAGATCTATTCTGAAGAATTGGAGTCAGATTTAAGAGAATTAGGCGATAATGCAGGAAACTACAAAGAAAAGTATATTGCTAAATTATCAACCTATTTCAGCCGTAAAGGGCGAACTATAAGCCCAATGATAACTGGAGGGAGTAATTTCCCTGTAGCTCGTAATCGTAAGGCTATTGATTCAGAAATGAAAGCATACCACGATTTTATGTCATGGAGAGAGCGATATTTTAAAGCAGTAAACAGAGTTCCAACTCCATCACCTGAAGAAGATCTTGATAATGCGGTTGCTGATTTAGATAAATTAATGATCAACCAGCAGAAAATGAAAGATGCTAATAGAATTATCAGATCTAAAAAGTTTGATAAAATTATTTTACTAGAAGAAGCTGGATGGAGTAATGAATCGGCAATAAAGATGTTAAAAGAGGATAGTTTTTCATTCCCTTCATATTCATTAACCAACAATAATGCAAAAATTAAAGCTCGTAAACAGAAAATAGAGATAATGAAAAATCGTATTGAAACCAAAGAAACTTTTGAAAAGATAGAATTCGAGGGTGGATATATAGACATTGAAAGCGATCGTGTTATTATTAAGCATGAAGAGAAGCCAGACAGAGCCGTTATTGATAAAATAAAAGCTCGTGGTTTTAGATGGTCTAGGAATTATAGCTGCTGGTGTAGAAAGCATACAGCAATGGCG